TAGGATATTTACCAGATATTCCTATAGATAACGAATTTCCGCCAGACAATAACACTCCTCGTCCCTACGGACGCGCTAACGCTATTCCTATTGAATGCCCAGTGGTCAATAGCCAAGATACAGACATAGGAATTTATGTGGCAATTGAAGGTAACTCTAGTTTTAGCAAAGGAGCATTATTTTATTCTGATGACAACGGATCAAGCTATGATTTTGCTGTTGGCAATGTTGTCAACAGCGTAACTGGTACTGTATTAAGCTTTTCCCCAAATTTTAACAACGCTTCTCCTAATTTTATTGATGATTTAAATTGGATACGAGTAAGCATGAATTCAGGGCAATTAGAGCCAGTTACCCTTGAAACATTTCTATCAGGCAAACAATTAGGTTGGTTTTCTACTGGAGAAATTATAGCTTTTAAAAATGCTGCTATTGTGTCCAGCAATCCTTTAACATTTGATATTTCATATACAATTCGTGGAGTCAAAGGAACTGAACCGACTATCTCTAAGCATATAATAGGGGAAAAATTTGTGCTACTAACTAATTATTTAGTTCGCCTCCCTTTAAATCTTTTTGATATTAATCGAGAATATTTATTAAAAGTAGTTCCTAATGGATTACTTGAAACTGATATAGAGGAGGAAGTTTCTCACACAATTACTTTAGAAGGATTGAAGCCTTTCCCTTGTGCTGTAAGAGGCGAAAAAGATAATAACGATTTAATTATTACTTGGTATCGACGGACGCGGTTAAATGGTCGTTGGATCGACTATATCGACATTGCTTACGCAGCAGGAGAGTTAGACAGCTATGTAGTCAGAATTTACGACGGGGCGACGGTAAAACGAGAATGGTCAGTATCGTCGGCCCGAAGCGTCGTTTACACAGAATCGCAACAGATAGCCGATTGGGGATCAATCCAATCGGCTTACACAGTACGGGTTTTTCAAAATTCAAGCTATCCAGTGCCTTTTAAAGAATCACTAGCAACGATCGTCTAAGCAGATAGCAGTATTTAATTTAAATATGCTAAGTATATCTTCTGTTCTTTTGTAATTCGATTGTTAATAACCTCATTAACAATCGAAACCTTTACCTTGACTAGGTTTCAAGGTTTGTTGATACCGTTGATGCTTTATGGAGAAAAAAAAAAGAAAAGAAGATATAATAAATTGAAATCGGATATTTAAGAGGTAGAACGATGCTTAGAAGAGTACAACAATTTTTAGACTCTGGCGATAGTGATAAAGCTAGAGAAGAAATTGATAGAGCTTTCGGCAATCTGAAAAAGGTAGATAGTCAAGTTAGAGAGTTTGCCGCTCTGTTGGCACTGGGATCGATCGAAGCTTCAGAAATCGGCTTAGGGGTATTGGGACGCAAGCTTCTACAGAATGACAGCGAGATTAACAATGAGGTTATTTGGTTATTTATTGCGTCAATTTTATCTCGCAATAGTATTCCCTCTGATAGTCCATCTAGAATCAGCCTACTTGTTCTTACCGCTTCTGTCAATAGTTGGGAATTGCCAATTTTTGCGCTTCTTGCCCCTGCCCTCGACGCTTTTTTTAAAGTTAGTCTTGCGGACGGAACCCCTTTGATTGCCGAACAAACTCTCGATTTTTTGACCACTTGGGGAAGAATTTATGCTAAAGCACCTCATGTCAAAACGCAGCTTCAAGAACTTCAATCTCTTAGTAATAATCTATTAGAGCAAGTAGATGACTTAGAGTTAAAAACTGAATGGTCAGAGAGAATTAATATATTTTTTAAAGAAGCCAGTACAACCAAATATTCCGATAGTAATGTTTTTTATGCTGGTGAAGACTTAATTAAAAAAATTTATAATACTCAAAGTTTACAGCGCGATACAGAAGATAAGAATTTGGCAGAGACAAAAGACAAGTTACTCCGATTAGTCACTACAGAAAACAATATGATTAAAATTAATGAATATACCAAAATCGCCGTTAGCTCCCTCTCTAAAAAACTAGATGATAACCACCCCGAAATTCGCGCTAAAGCGGCTGAATCTTTGGGTAAAATTGGTTCAGAAACAGCTATTCCAGGGTTACTCAAGGCTTTAGAAGACTCTGATGAGTATGTTCGTAGGAAGGCAGCCGAGGCTTTGGGTAAAATTGGACTAGAAGAAGCTATTCCCGCTTTAATCAAGGCTTTATCCGATGCGGAAGATAGCGTTCGTTTCAGTGCCACCGATGCAATCGGTAAAATTGGTTCTCGTTATGCCTTAACCTAAAATGGCAATCAGTCCTGACAATTTACCGTGTGATTGGCTCAATGCCGACAGCAGAAATTGATCAAGCATTAAAACACACTCTAGGCTTGTAGCGATCGCTATTTCCCCTTATCCTAAATTTTCGATAAACGAACTAGACAGTAAGAGTGTAAAAAAAAATAATATTGGGGGATAGTGATAACAGTATTAACAAAGCCTGAAACCTATATATATCAATAGTTTCATTGTAGATACCCTTATCTACAATCTATTTACAATAATAACTTAGTTCTTTTGTACTACTATCTTTTTGTAATTTTTTTGTAAGGTTTTTTCTTAAAAATGCTTGACAATTCTAGCAATTTACTATAAGATTGTATTAATCGAGTTTCAGAAGATAGATGCTTGTTACTCATATTTTTGCTGGTAAAGAAATAAATGAGTTTTCTTCATCTCTTAAGTTCAGCGATCCTTACACCTATTTTTAGGAGAAATATTATGTCTAGTGAAATTGTCAATATCAAATCTTCCCCATTAGAACTTAAGACGGTCGATGACATTTACAGGGTCTCTGATATTCTGGCAAAATCGGGAATGTTTGGGGATGTACAAAGTGCTGCTAAATGTTTTGTCAAAGTTTTAGCGGGAAAAGAGTTAGGAATCCCTGCTTTTGCTTCGATGACTGGTATTCATTTAATACAGGGGAAACCTGCACTAAGTGCTAATTTAATGGCAGCTTTAATTAAAGGATCGGGTAAATACCGATACAAAAAAATTAAACACACGCCAGAGGTCTGCGAACTAGAATTTTTTGAGCTTTGGCAAAACAACTGGGAGCCGTTAGGGATTAGTTCTTTTTCAATCCACGATGCCCAAGTAGCGGGACTTCTCGGAGGAGGGAATCCTAACTGGAAAAAATACCCCAAACCTATGCTTTTTGCAAGGGCGATTTCTACCGGGTTCCGTGAGTTTTGCCCCGACTTAGCACTTGGCGCACCTATTTACAATCCTGATGAACTAGGCGCTGAAATTGGCGAATCTGGTAATGTAGTAGATGTGGAAGTATCTTTGCCAAGTAAACCACAGTCGGTGCTATCAGAGGATCGCAAGCAGGCTGGAATTACTTGGGCTGTAAATCAAGGATTACCTAAATCACAAGCAGAGCAAGTCGCCCAACAAGCAACTTCTGAAAAAGAATTAGCCGACCTCCTGAAAAAAGCTATAGACGCAATAGTAATAGAAGTTGGCAGTGAAAATATTGATCCTAGTGAACTTCTCAGTGAAGATTTTTAATAGTTAGTTGTCAGTTGTCAGTTGTCAGTTATCAGCAACTTATTAGGAGTAAATCAACGTCTATGTTCCCAGTTTTCAAAATAATCAAAATGCTCCGATCTCCAGAAGATGACATGACGGATTTTATCTTTTTAGGACAACAATATCGGTTAATAGCAAGGCCAATAAAATACTGGAAGTATTTTCCGTTTTTCCGAGGTAAGCGTTTTTTTTATCAGTGTCCGTGGCTAACTATTTTTTCTTTTCCCAGCGTCGATCCTAGCGTTTTGTTAGACGATAAAAGTAATTCACTTAAAAACCATTAGGAGTAAAATGAAAAGCCTGACCTATCGAGTGCTAATCAACTTAAGCTACGCTGAGTTGCCAACAGAAGCCAAGCAATATGTTGATCGCTTAGTTCTTAAAACATCAAAAAACCCCTTTGTATCAAAACTACTAGAAGGAGTTTATGAAAGCGTAATCAAAGCAGATGACAATGATATAGAATGTCTTTTAAGCAGTGCATTTATTGACGCTGATTCAAATAGGAAAGTAGGATGTTTTTGGCGTTTTAAAACTGCTATACTCCAGTTTATCTTTTCGATTTTAACAGGTGTAGCAATACCTAATCTTCTCAAGAAAAACTATTGTCTTTTTCTACAATCTTTTGTTATAGCTAGTTACCTTGTAAAGGAGGGTTATGTCATTCTCCCATTGATGGGACTACGAATAAAGCAAGAAACAACTAAAAATAATCTACAAAAGGAGTAACCCAATGGACATTCAACGCGCAATGCTAGTTCAGAGAAAATACAATAGCTTGCCTACCGAAGCTAAACAATACGTTGATACTTTACTATTAGAAGTGAAACAGAATCCTAAATTAGACTATTTAGAACTGTTTTATAAATCCGCAATCAAGGGCAATATAATGGATTGTCTTGTTCTTGGTAATTACGATTGGAATCAATCTATTACAAAGAAAATAACATTTTGGGTGTGGTTATTTCTTGCTTTTTGTAAGACAGATGTTCCTATCCCTAAACAGTTGAAAAAGGATGCTAACTTGTTTATGGAAGCTATCGCTATAGCCTCTAATTTTGTAGTAGAGGGTGATTATAAAGAAATATACGGAACGTCTCACATCTGGGGACTAACTTACAACCCAAGCACAACTGAGGAGTAACAAAATGAGCGCAAAATCAAGAGACAAAATCAGAACTTATGGGTCTGCAAGAGGAGAGTTAATCGTAGTCGATCCCCAGCTAATTTCTTTCAGATTAGCCAATGGTCACTTTGTCGGGCCAAGAATAGGGCTTCGTGACAACGGCAAGATGCACGTCTTGCCTGATGAAACTCTTTTAACCTTTAGCCTCGATTTAATCGAGGCTATCGCAGGGGAAAACGGATGGAATACCCGCGTTACCTACGACTTAGAGTTGATTAAAGAACTAGCCGATAAGATACTGGCATCGGGCGTAATCTATCAACCTTTACACTTGATTGCAGACG